TGTAGGATTTACGAAGATTGATGGAAGGAGGGTCATTATTTAATCCAGGATTTTTAGGTTCCAGTTTTCTCTGGTGGATAGGTCAGATTGCTGACGATGCCACCTGGAGAGATAACATCCTGCCTGGCCCTCACAAAGATACTAAAAAACCTTCAGGTTGGGGAAGAAGATACAAAGTAAGAATTATCGGTCTTCACGATCAAGGTGAAGAAGAGATTGATTCTAACGATCTACCCTGGGCACAGGTAATGTACCCTGTGACAGCCGGAGGTGGACAAACCTCTGCATCATCTACCTCTGCCTTAAGACAAGGTATGATGGTGTTTGGGTTCTTCCTTGATGGACAAGAGCAGCAAATACCTGTTATCATGGGAGTGCTTGGACATAATGTTCAAGTTCCACTATCTACAAAGATCGGTGATAATAGAGTTACAAATAATAATCCTGGTCCTCTTGGAACTAGTGGTGTTGCTGAGGGTAGAAATCCTCCACCTAATAAACCAGCCGAGGGTGGTCCAAATCCAGTCGTACCAGATGATGATCTCAGGGTTACTAAACCCAAATCAGAGGCACAGCAAAGAGAAGAGGCAGAACCATCTCCTGGCACTCAACTTAATGAGTTTGGACGAGATCCTAACAAACCTCTTTCAGAACAGGCAGCTGCTGATCGACAAAGTGCAATTGCTGAGGCAGAAAGACTTGGATATGAGAAGGGTAGTATAGAGTATGTGACACTTATTGAAAGGAGACTTGTTGAAGGTGTTCTAAACCGTAAGAAAGTAGCAAATTCTCCTATTGCACCAGTTCAACCTGGAGCAACACTTGAGGGTGTTGATGATGTTACTGTTATTTCCTCTGCTGATACGAAGAGGAATGATCATTACCGTCAAAAGACTGTGACGCTAAGTCCTTTTAATTTCCCTCAATCAAATTCAAAAGCATTACAGACGGTGCTTGACAACCTTGTTAAAAAAATAGAAAAGTACGTAAATACATTCCAAAGTTATATTGATAAGGTCTCGAATACGATTGATGATATTCAGTTGATTATGAGAAATGCTGCACGCGAGATCGCAAAATATATCAAACCCATGATGGATAAGGTCATGGAATTTGTGATGAAGAAAATGAATGAGGCACTCACAACCGTGGTCGCTGCTTTACCATCTAGTCTGCGATATCAGTTTGCAGATATGAAAAAGATAATGACCGAGTTAATTCTTTGTCTTTATAATAAACTTACTCAAGGTCTTGAGGGTTTAATTGCAGGTGTTCTTGATAAGGCACTTAATCTTTCTGGACTCGAAGAAAAATCAAAGGCAGCTGCTGCCAATTCAAATGGTGATAATGATGCATACAGAAGATTAGCACCTAAAGTTCCACCTTGTTATGCAGAGGACATTACAGCACAAGTATTTTCCTCTGCTCAACCAGAAATTGACGAAGCAAATAATTCACTTATTCAAAACCTTGATAACTTTTTAGATGATACTCAGAAACAACTTGCTGATGTTAGTGGAGCACTTGATGGAATGATGAATAAGATTCCAAATATCTCTGGTAGTCTTACATCAGCGTTTGGATTTGAAAATCTTACTATGAATTTATTTGGTTGCGAATTAGCACCTAATGCTGCCGTAAATGATTATTACACCATTCAAGGTGGTGGCGCAGCTCAACCAGACGCCAAACTACCTAGTGATACATCAGTTGAGAAAGCAGTTCCTGCTGTCACGGATGTTCCTGCACCTAAAGAAGACATCCCATATATGCAACCCACTAATGCTCAGGCAAATGTTAGACCAAGCGGATCTGATCCACTTGGCGCAGAACTTGACGCAGAACTTGAAAGATCTCAAGCGGGAGATAGGTCCGGTCTTGATGATGCTCTTGAGATCTCGTGATAAATACAAAATATGAAGACAAGATATAATCAATAATGTCATTCAACCTCTTCGGACCTGCTACTATTTGTGACATTAAAGTCGGATATATTTCGACTGATAGAGGGTACGTTGAAAATGTTAGCAGATATGATGCAAATGTATATGCTTCGTTGAATCCGGGCACTCAATTTATTGTTAAGAACAGAGATCTGATTAGGTATCTCAATATTAATGAGGTAAACGCACTTACTCCTGATGATCTCCTGCCAAGTAAAATCCCTACCACCGTATGTGATCAGGAGAGTGCTAACACATTTGGATTAGATATTTACAATCCCGATGGATCTCTTAAACCAGATGCGACTGGAACACCACAACCTCCCAGAATTTATATTAATGGTGGTGGTGGAGTAGGTGCTGTAGCAAATCCTGTAATCGGAAATGATGGATCACTTCTCGCTGTTGATGTTGTAGATGGCGGATATGGATACAGATTTCCACCTCAAGTTGATGTCGTTGCTCTTGATGGACTTGGATCTGGAGCAGTCGCTATTTCATCGCTTTGTCCTCCTGATAAAGTTGGAACTTTTCAAACATTTGAAAATGAAGAAGATTTTGAAGAGTATGATCTTATAAATTGTAAACCTGATGAGGTTGAATATGGTAGGAGATTTGGTGCTAATGGTGAAGACTTAGGTGAGTGGGATCCATCTCTTTATGCATCACTTAAAGTTGATCCAATTAGAAGAGAAATTATTGCCTATCAAGATTTCTTAGAAAAATTCGGTGAAGGTTGGTGGGACACAAGAAAAGCAAAACCAATTGAAATTATTGCTGGTGATAAAAAAGGTAATGTAAAGTATGATGTTCAGCACTGGGCATGGAGCAATGATCCACCATTAGGAGATGAACCACCTACTGCTAGACAAATCAAAATGTTATACCGAGCACGGTGGGGTCGTATAGCATCGCAAAAAGAAATTAATGATTGGTTAGGAACAGGTTTATCTGGAAAACAAGTATATGAAGGTATTCTAGGACACCAAGCCAAGATTGCAGGATACCTCCCACCAGATAAGAATTTTGGTGATAGTTTTATGAATCGTTTTGCGATTTCACCTATTCCACCATCTAATGTACTTGGTAGTGATTTTGCTGGTGTTCAATACTCGTTTATCTACGAAGAAAACTTCCCCTATGACGGCGAATATGTCTTCAGAGCACTGGCAGATAATGTCGGTGAAGTGTATGTTGATAATGAATCAATTTTCAAGTTTAGAAGAACTAAAATTGCAGAGAAAGGCATCGGTGATCCAGATGTAATCAAAAAGACTTTCAAAGCAGGTATTCATAAAATTAGATGTGATGTTTTAAATCTTCCTGTATTTGAAAAAGTTCTACCACCCCCACAACCACCAGCTCCTGTTGGCACTAACATTACTTTTAAAATTACAACCGACGCTGGTTTTGCGAATGGTATTAGAATTCCAGCACTAAACATCGATGTGCAAAAAAAACGTAGAGGGAAGCAATTAAATGAATCTTTTAATCGCGATATCGAATACGGCATCGAGTATGATGTTATCACAACGAGTGGTGGTAGAGGCAATATAAGATTGAGAACTGCCGGAAGTAATGTACTCCAGATGGAGGAATCTACAGATAATGACTGGCAAGATTTAGTATGCTTTGCTAGCAGCGGTAGATTTATCAAAATTAATGGTAATAGATGCAAATTAATTTTTGATGCACCAGTCAGACCCACAGGTAAATCAACACAATCTACCGGCGAAAAACCAATAGAGGTTTTTAATACTCTTGACTACATTAATAGTGCAGATAGGAAACTTTTTAGAACAAATGCAAACGTTTGGGGAAGAGATTCTAATTTCCTGAACAGATATGGTGTGTTGCCATTTAATCCTGCTGCTGTTGAAAAAGAAGAAGTTCTTGTTCCTGTTAAAGCACCAACTCAATCAAAACCAAGGGCAACGATTGAAGCAAGTGGTGATAAACTTTATGTTAAAGTTACCGGTGGTGGTAGAGTTAAAGTTGATTTTAGTTTAAAAGTTGACGACAATCTTTATACCTCTGGTGTTTTTGCAAGAGAAATTGTTATCAAGACTGATGATAATGATTTAAAACTTAAAAGAGATATAAGAGAGGTACAATCTGGTAGATCTAGTTACTTGAGTGGTAAGAAAAAAGAATTTATTACAGGATCTGGCACTTTTACTGGTGGTAGCACTTACCTTATCAGAGTGATAGGTGGAAGTCCAACATCTGGTTTTAAACCAATTGATAAGACTACAGTTGGTTTTGATGATGATATTAATGGTGGTTATGATGAAAATGGATTACTTAGAATCACAAATGTTAAAGTTATTCAGGAATCGGAGGCTAG